TTCTAAATTGAATTTTCATTGCTTCTTTTTCCTCCTCTAAGGAATTAAAAGCATCAAATTTAGTTACTCTTTTAGGAGTACGATTTGCCTTATAATCAGGTTTAATTTTTCTTCTTCTTTTACTACCCCCTGCACCATCATAAACTACAATAACTCTAGTAGGTTCCATTTCTCTAATAGCAAACGCTAAAGATTTCATAAAACCAGTAATACCTCCTACAGGTACACCTTTTTCATTTAAGGAACCATTTACAGCAAATGCCCTTAAAAATATATTTAACCCATCAATAAGAAGCACCCTGTCATTAGGGTGCTTCTCTTCTGGGGTTATATTGTTTAATATATCTTCAAATTTATTCATTCTCAACTATGGTTTCGTCAGGATCACGATCTAGATTGTCTTCTTTTTCATGACGATATTTCATAATGTATTTATCACAAAGAGCTTCATATAATTCTTCCTTAGCTGTTGGGTGGCTTTCTAATAAATCTCCAAATTCTTTAGCTAGGAATTGGTGGGTTTCACCATCAGCAGTAGTATATTTATACCATGCTCCTCCTTGTTTTACAACACTATATTCTTTAAGTAATTTTAAAGTACCAAAAACATCATCAATCCCTGAATCATAAAATACACTATAACGTACTTTTCGGTTAGGGGGGCCTAGGCGGTTTTTAACAACTACACATTCTACTTCTTGACCAACTACTGTGTCAACTCCATTAACTTTTTCTTTAATCTTACCTACTCCTTTGAGTCGTAAGCGAACTGAAGCGTGGAATTGTAGGGCTTTTCCTCCTGATGTTGTGTATTGATCACCAAATGGCATAGCATTTAGTTTTTGACGTAACTGATTTGTGAATACACACAGGATTTTTTGTTTCCCTATTAGATTAGTAATCTTACGCATTGATTTAGACATAATAATGGCTTTTGCCGTTGCATATCCATCTTTATCATAATCAGCAGCAGATTCAATCTTAGTAGTAGCGGCGGCAACACTATCAACAACAATTGTAACTAATTTATCTTTGTTTTTTTCGCGAATTTTAACGATAATGTCTTCCATAGCTTCAAAAACATCCTCAATAGTATCAAGAGGAATATAAAGCATATTATCAACATCAACTCCTATGGCGGTTAAAAACTGAGCATCAAGTGATGACTCTGTGTCAATATAAATTGCTACACCATTTTGTTTTTGTGTAGAAGCTATAACATGAGCTGCAAGGAGGGATTTCCCGCTTTGCTCTAGACCCGTAATCTCAACAATTTTACTAACAGGCAAACCCCCGTTTGGTCTATTAGAGATCGCTAGATCCAGTGGTGTGCATCCAGTAGATACCCACGACGTAACATCTGTTGGCGATTCTTCTCCCCCATTAAGGAAATATGCTACCTGATTGTATTCTTTCTTGAATTTTTTATTTAGCGATACCGCTAATTCCTCAGTAAGACTTTCCCCTGTTGGGGCTGTTTTGTTGGATTTTCTAGCCATATTAACTGAATAAATCGTCTATTTTAGAATCGAGGTCAACTTTTCCCTTTTCAGGTTCAGTTGCTGCAACAGTTTCTGTTTCTTCAGATGGTGCTAGGTACTTCTGGAGGGATGCTTTCATTTCATCAAATGAATATTTGTTGAATAATTCCACAGCATTTTTTTGGTTTTCAAGATATCCTTCAGCATCTTCCCCTTTCTTGGTAAGTGCAGATTGAACTGGTTTAACACGAACTGTAGTAGTATCGTACATTTTACCTGTTTCTTTGGCTGGAATTACTTCAACAGTAATATCTCTACCAGCAGCGATATCTGTAATATCACCATAATCTTCATCCATCATAACTCCTAAAAGTTCTTGGTAAACCATTTTACCAAATTCCCAAAAACGAACTCCTTTATCTTCTTCACCACGCACTAGTACGGGTGCTAAAATACGCATTTTAGGGAATAATTTTTTAGCAAGAGCTACATTATCTGGGTCGTTAGTTTTACGAAGTTGAGAGGCAAACTCTAAAATAGGATCAGACTCATCAAAGTTTGATAGAGCTAACATTCTAGCTTTATCAATACCAAAGTAAAAATATAGCTCCGTAAAGGGAACATCTTTATTATACTTATATGGTACAATACGAACTACAGATTTTTCACCACTTGGTGGTTTCCAAAAATTCTTTTTAAAATCGCTACTGGATTTTCCATTGGACTTATTTTGCAAGCGGTCCATACGCTTTCTAATTTCATCTAGATTCATGACCTTTTAATTTTGACGAAATATACGAACTTAGGTCAGTAAAACCAAATTTTTCCAGGGGGCTTTTTATAAGCAGCTAAAATATCTTTCGCCTCTATCACAAAGAATTGTTATAGCAGTTTGTTGGTTATTGTCTCTTAACCATTGAAAAGCAGCCATTACATTTGCCCCTGCTGATATTCCTACAAATAGTCCATATTTTAAAGCTAAATGTTTTGCTACTTTTTTTGCGCATTCTGTGTGTATAGTCCTAATACCATTTATTTTATTTAAATCTACTAAGAACTTACTTCCATCCCCAATACCTTGAATTCCATGCAAGCCTGGCTCTCCCCCTGACATAACTGCACTTTCTTCTGGTTCTACAGCTATTAAATCCATTCCTGGAAATTTTTCTTTAAGATATTCTCCACAACCCATAATAGTTCCTCCTGTTCCTGTTCCTACAACAAATGCTTGGGGCCATGATGAGGTGTAATCTGTAGCTGTTAATTTTCTAAATTGTTTATTGATTTCGGGACCTGTTGTGTTGTAATGTGCTAATACATTTAATGGGTTATGAAATTGATTGCAATTAAACCACCCAAAGGATTCTGCTAGAGTGTTTCTAGTTTCTATTGCTCCATCAAAATCTCCTGCATCCACTTGTATTAAACCAGCACCATAAAATTTTAACATTTGCTTACGTTCTTCACTCATATTAGAGGGCATTACAATTTTCATCTTATACCCCCTCTCTGCGGCTAACATAGCAAAAGCAATTCCAGTATTACCTGAAGTTGCTTCTATTAATGTATCACCTTTCTTTATAAGTTTGCGATCTTCAGCGTCATCTAAAATATAGGTTGCCATTCTATCTTTAACGGATCCTCCAGGATTCATAAATTCACATTTACCCCATACTGTATATCCTCCTAATCTAATAGGGATAAGTGGGGTATTGCCCACATAACTTGATAATCTCATAACCTTTCCAATATATTATTATATTTCTACAATGTCTTTTAAGCGTGTTCTTAGTTTTTTAAATCCACCAGGGCGAGTTAATAAAAGGGAATTTCTAAATTTACCCCAATCAACTTGGTAGGAAGTATCTAAAATACCATTATTTAAATATTTTATAACCTCATTTAATGCATTTATAGTATATAAGGTATTTGTTTGTTTTTTTCTGTGGACCAAAATGGTATTAGGTAAATGTAAATTATAATTTCCATAAGGAACATCAATGTTATAAGTTAACATCAATTTATCCTCATCTATAGAGGATAAAATAAATATTTTATTAAATAAAACTTTGTACTCCCCTACTATCTCATCTATAACTTCATCTACTTCATCTTCTTCAATAAAGGTGCAGTAAAGTTTATTATTCATTGTGTGAATTGTATTGTTCACACATAAATATCAAAGGGCCTCAAGAGATGAGTATATACTTCCCTTTTTTAATTTTATGGGAAAGTCAGATGAAATTAATTTTTTTAAAGATTGAAGAGTTTCTTTACCATCCTCTAACGAAAAGTCAAATAGCATGGAGTCATACACATATAACACCATCTTAGTTTTTTTATCTTTTAAAAAGCTAAATATTCGCGATAGTAAAGTAATGTTATACTCCGTTTCAAATGCTTGTATGTAGTAGTTAAATAGCTTTTGTGGTGTTATGTTTTTATAATTACCCTTTAAAAGCCTACGTCTTGAAATGGGAGTTTTAACAAATCCTTTTTCATTAAATTCATCCCACAAGGCATCTATAAATTTTTGAGTTTTATTGAAATACTCATGTTTAAGATATTTTTTAGATATACCCCCATACATTTGTTGGAAGGTTAGCTCTTTACTTTTTTTATACATTTCCTTATCTACCTCCTCAGTTTCAAAATACATTTTTGCTAGTTGAGTGTGTACAGATTCTTTACTATCTATGAAGTGCCCTATTAAGTAAGCTATAATTCGTGGGTGATAGCCCTCATAATCCATTTCAACCAATACATCATTGCTTGCTTCAAAAGCATCTCGCTCCCCACTATCATGCTTTAGGGCTGAGAAGTTTATTTTATTGAAGTTATTGGTAGGACGACCTGTTGTTGTGCAAAAATTATACCAACCATATATTTTATCATCTTCAATGCTAAACTTTTCCTTAATGTCGAAGTGTTTTTGGAAGTCACAATTAATTTTAATGCCCTCACTTACCATTTTAGCTAAAGTTGGTGTAAGTATTTCATTATACCATTTATTTGAAGCTTCACTCTTGTAATTAGTAATATATGGGTTTAACGCAGTGAATTCTTGAGTCAACGCCTCATAGTGCTTTGTTATGGGAATTATTTTATTTACGTTGTTTGCGCCAAATTTGCGCTCATAAAATGTGTGGGCTGCTGTTTTAGGTAGGGGATCTAGAGGCTCATTTTTTAGTAAGTAGTATATAGATTGTATATCCGTATAAGGGAGTTGGGGAAGGTGTAGTAAAGCTTTGGTTTTTTCTTTTACAAACACATTTGTGTAGGATTGTAGATAATCTAATGGTAAATCTAATTCAAATGCCTCGGGGTGATTTAAATTAATAATGAAACCTTTTTCCTTACTAAATGAGTATAAATATAAGGCACATAGGGATTGTAGTTTAGGATGTACTTCACTATTATTAGTAATAAATTGAAGGTAACATTCATTGCCTTCATCTTTAAAAAATCTATTTAGTTGATCCTTAGTTTCTATGAGATAGTACATATCTCAAATATATGAAATATTTTATTAATATCCACCCCCTCTACTAGGTGTTGAAGTAGTTTGTGGGGTTGAAGGAGGTGGTGTTGGTTGTGAAGGAGGGGGTGTTGGTTGTGTTGGGGTTTTATCCGGTTGAGTTTGGTCAGAAATAACTTCATTTTGTTCAGAACTATATATAGATTTATAAGATCGACACCAATAGTTATTTTTTATGTTAGCTTTCCATCTATTGCAGTAGGTTTTTTTATTAAAAATACAATTTCCACAATATTCATTATTAGGGACATTTGGGTTATCAATGCTATTAACTTCTTTATTTCCTATTTGATAAGCAGCGGGTAATATTGAGGGAATGACTGTTCCAGTAGGATATACTCGTGATGTAGTTCCTATTTTGATTACTCCATATTTCAAACCATATTGATCTTTATTAGGGAAAAAATCAAAAATACCTGGTAATTTATATTCTAGTGCCCTTAAAGATTTAGTATTGTTTTCTTCATTATCTTCATTTAAAAACCACTTTATTAAAAATACCTTATTTAGAACTTTATTATAATTACTTGTTTTAAAGCTTCTGTAGGTTTTTTTAGAGATTTCTTTATATTGTTTTGTATTTAATTTTACAGAAAGATATCTATTGAAGAAGCCTTTGCTATAGTCTAAAACAGTTGGAATTGGTCGGGATTCAGGTATTAGTTTATAGGCTCCCTGCTCTTTAGATAATTTAGGTTGTAGTAGTTGATATACCCTATTGTTGTAGGGGATTTTGTTTATATTATTGTTAGGTGGGGGAGCAATAGGGATTAATTCTCCCATATGTGTTTGGGGGGTTTCTCCCGCAAATAGTTTTCCACCCGATGTTAGGATATATGATCCTTTATAAGGCTTATTAGTTGATTTGATCTTTAAATCCTTACCATCAGTGTGATATTTTTTATATTTGTTTTGTGGTAAATAAGCCATTATGCAAATGGATTTGTAAGGGTTCCTTTAGATATTGCAATTTTATATGGATTATGAACTTTATAAGCATCACCCCATATCCAGCTATCATTAGCGGAATCTCTAACAAGTTCTTCTGATCCCATTTTAAATTTAGCAAATTGTATTAAAGTATTAGGATCTGCATTATCTATAAATTCTGAAGTAAAGATATCAGTGTATATTGGAGTTGGGACTCCATCATTCCCTATTCTTCCTTTATCTTTGAATCCATATCCTCTTGCTATTACCCTACTATTAGTTCCCTGTGTTTCTATGTAGAACCCTAATCTTCCATCATTAGGACTACTAAGAGCATCTGTTTCAACAGCATCTGGATGAATTCCAGCTTTAATTTCCTCATTAACTTCTTCAAGTTCTTCTGCATCTTCTGCTCCTCTTGCTGCTCTACTTGCATCACTAGGGAATGAGAAGACTTCACCTGGCTTACCTAAATAGTGATCTTTATAACCACCACCAGTAGATACACTTTCTCTTAAAATAGGACCATCATTACCTAATAAAATAATTATATCATCCCCAGGAGCTGATCTCATATCTACTTCTTCTCCCTCAACTGCAGAAGCTCTCATAGCTGCATATTTTATTGTTTTCATTGTAATTGTATTAGAAGTGAATATTACATTAACTATTCTTGGGGTTTGGAGTATTACTCCTGAGACTTTATTAGCCCTCATAGCTGCAACTGGAATAATATCATATATTCTAAATTCTTTTTCCTCTTCTAAATTTCTTTCGATATTAATTTTAGATGGAATTACTACACCATCTTGGAAGGCATTAGGACTTTGGTTGTATATAGGACCAGGTGCTTCAAAGGCAAAGTCTCCTTGCCCATCATTATTTTGAATTATTAGGCTAAATCCGTTTCCATCAGGTGAAACTTCTATATCAAAAGTACTAAGTGCATAATTCTGCCCTAAATTTCCTAAGTCTTCTACTAATTCTTTTTCTTCTACTGATTCTACTGCTGGTGGGTTACGATTAATAGGAACCTTAATTCCATTTTGTTCTAACATAACCATTTTACCTCCTATGTCTGTAGTCCAATCCCCTCCTGCTGTTATTTTTTGTTCTTCACTAAATACTATAAATCCTATGTCAGCCTTAGCGTAAGCCTTAGGCAGCCTATCTTTTTGGATTTTAAACATATTACCTATTACTATTCCAGATATGCCATCTAAAGTTGCATTAAAATCTAAAGGTATAACTGAAGTAAAGGAAGACTGTATGCCTAGGGCCTTTTGAACGTAAGTACCTGATTGTTGATATTCTTTTAAAACCCCAGCAATGTTACTGTCTCCTAAAGTTTCTAAACCACTAGCCTCTAATGATAGATTTTTAATAAAATTTAAATTATAAGCTTCTAATATTTTTCTTAATTCTCTTCTTCTTTTATTAAGGTTAGAAGCGTTAGACTCAACATCTTCTTTAACTTTATCCCAACTAGGTTTTGTGTCTTTACTTAAAATTCTATTTTTTATTGATTTATTAAATGCTGCGAAAGTAACACCATCTATGTCTTGTATACTTCGTGGATCTTGTGATTGAATTGCAATTGTAGCAGACATTGCATTAGGGACATTGCTAGTGTAATCGAATTCCCTAAAAATATTTTTGTTACTAAATGGAATAAATGTGTGGTATGTTTTAGGTAAATTTCCTTGATCTATTGGTAAGTCTATAATAAAAATATTATTAGCTTCTTTATCATCCGTTAGGACAAAATTGTGGTTGGGGCATGCTTTATTAACTTCTTTCCAAATATCATTTATAAAATTACCAATTGTATAATCTTCATCATTTCCATTTTTATCCACGATGTTATTTAACATACCCATATTTAACCATATACTACCTATTCTAGAAAATTTATCCTCAGTTGATAATTTTGCATCGTCTTTAAGTATTTCACCATCATAATAGGTTTTCATACTATCTTTACCATGAACCGCTATCATATATTCTTTAGGAAAAACACCATTTCTAGGTAAATACCCAAAAACATCCTCGGCTATTTTTGGAGGCATATAAAAAAGTTGGGTAGGAAGCATGCAAACATTAGGATCTGTAGAAAAGTCAAATACATTACGTTCTCCTGTGTCCTCATTATACTCAGTAATTGACGCATAATTTAAGGAACTAAAGTTTGCTCTATTTCCGCCAGCATCATAAACTCTATCTGTGATTATATGAAGGGGATTTTTGCCATCTTCATTAGTTGGAATTAGTGCTTCATTTATTAATATAGCAAGAGCATCCCATCTTATAAAAGCTTGATTGTTTCTATATATATTTTCTTGCTTATATATATCTGCTCCTAGAATTACCGATGCCACACTAGCGTCTGTAGTTTCTTCTGAGTCCCTTGTTTCTACATATCCACCTTTAGGTATTATATAATTTCTTAATTCCTCAGCATCATTTAAGCTTAATTTTTTAAGTAATGCACTTTGAACTGTTTCTGCTTGGAATCTTAATAAATCTCTTAAGTACTCTCTTCTTGATAGCCATCGTGGGTGTCCGGATCCATTGTAGGCTGAATCTACAGCATCTACTTTAGATTGTGCCGCTCTTTCTGCCTTTATTCTAGCTGATCCTTCATCAGCTTCTGATGCTGCATTTTCTACATAATCATCTTCAGTTTGGGGGAATAAATCATCAATTACATCTCCATAAACCTGCTCCCCTATAGCTTCATTACTATTATAATCCTTATTATTTATAATACTTGACATTGTAAAAGAATTAAATGTAGCATAATTATTTAAACTTTTTATTAGGCCTACTAAACCATTGTACTCAGGAAATAAACCATATCCCTTAGCAGTATTGTAAGTTTCTTGTGTTGTTTTTGCTGTACCTGTCATATTTGCTACAGCCTCGTCGTATTTTTTACTCATCTAAAATTTTCTATTAATAGTTGTTGAAGATTCTATTATAATATCAGGTTCTTCACCTGTTGCAAGATCGCCATTTCCAACTACACCTGGGCTAAATACAGACATACTAGGTCCTTTAAGACTTCCTATGACTTCACCTACGGTTACTAATTCACTAAAACAAGAATATCCACCATCTTCTCTAGCCTTAAATCCAAAATTTTTAATATATCCTAAAAATCCATCATAATTACCTGATTGGTCTTCTTTCAACTTATTAACAGCATTGAATACCATTGGTTGATCTATTTTATTAGTATAAAGCAGTGATTCATTTTCTCCTGTTCTTAATTGATCTTCTACTAACTTTAAATGAGATACTATATTGCCTTTATTATCAATATGGGGAGTCCATCCCCACTCCATTAAAACCATATAACCGGGTCTCATATAAAGCATCTCTAATACTTCTAATTGTCTTCTATTATGGCATTCAAAATTTACTTTTGCTTCTCTAAGAGAACCATAGGCACTTTTAGTTCTAATAGTAGCATCTGTAATACCAGGCATAGGGACTATTCCAAATCCATCTGAAGTAGCATCAGCTCCTAAAGCTAAATCACCATATCCTAAATTAGTTCTAAGGCCCGGTTTAGGGAATGATTCTCGGGGGGTTGTTGCTCTTTTTACACTTTTTTTATCGCCAAAGTTTCTAGCAAAATCACTAAGTACTCCCCCTTGTAGTATAAAATTTTGTGATAAAGTAGATCCTCTTAGCCTTCTAAATCCTTTCTCTCCCTCACCATATCCTCCAATTTCTAATCCTATATTTTGAACATAATCAACTAAAGATGTCATTCTTATAACACACTGCCTATTAGTAGTGTAAGAAAAGAAAGCTCCTGGTTTTATAGTAACATCTTTACCACGAATTTTTACTGTTTTTGATTTATGTCTTTTAGATCTTTCACCCTTGTCAGGTGTATTCCCTATATCAACTATTTCTTCTCTAAGTTTTAGTTGATCTCTAACATATCCCCTAAATGTATCTTTAAAAATACTCATCTATTGTTATTATTAAAACCTGTGAATGTATCCACATATCCTATAGGATCAGAAGGAATTCTAATTTGCTCACCTAAAGCAACATGATAGCAATCTTTTCGTAATTTATTTGGGTTAGCAGCTAATATTACCCACCAAAATTGTGTATCACCATAAAATTCAAAGCTTAAATTATCTAATCTATCTCCATCCTGAGTTATAATAAAAATATCGTCTTGGTTTGGGGGGATTTCTGGCAAAATAGTATTAATGTAATATCTTTTTCCATCCCCACTTAATAGTTGTTTTATGTCGTTAAATCGTCTCATTATTTTTTATTAAAAACTATATGGGTTTGAAGATATATTTAGTCCTCCTACAGAAGTTCCAGATAGGTTTGGTGTGGTTATAGTTTTAATTGGGTTTGTAGAAGATACTTGGGATGCTTGAGATTGAGCATCTGCAAGAGCAGCCGCTTCAGCTATTGCCGCTTCCTCTTCAGCAATACGAGTTGATGCTCTTGAGGCTTGGGCTTCTGGTGTTTGGTGCTGGAAAGCATTTAATGAGTTTATTGCTACTCCATTTGTAAATTGATCTGCACTCTCATCAAGAGATTGTTTAGCATATTTTCTATCACCTGTGACACTAATATCAGGGAGTATAAATGGTGTTGTTGGACTATTAGACGGTGCAAAGTTGTGTATTGGTTGGAATTCACAAGAAACATCTAAAATATGTGGATATTCATTTAAATCCTTATCTTCTCCTAGATCATCTGCTCTAATTTCCCAAGGATAAGCTGTGTTCCATCCTAAATTCACTGAAGTGAAAAACCCTGGTATTTCATCCATCCAATCACCAATGGTTAAGCGAGAAAATACTCCTCGCATTCTTCTATTTTTATATTCAGGTGCTGTTTGTGCAACTAAATAATTTAGTTTGCGCCATAGGGGTTTTTGTTCATGTCTTGTTTGAGTATGAATTTTAAATCCAAAAGATATTGAGCGATCAAACCCCCCATAGGTGTAGAATTTTTCAGCTCTACCATTATATTTGTAAGAATTCCATTCTCCCGAGAAACTATCTGCTACATTATCTAGAAGGGCTCTAAATAAAATTATATTATCCTTACGGGGATCTTCTGTATCTACAACAGCTATTCTAAATTTAATGTAATCCTTAAATTCTCCCTCAAAGGTTGATAAATCCTGTCTTTTAAAAATATTAGCAGCGGATATTCGATCTACGGTTCTTGAATTATAAGCTCCATATCCTTCCCCATCATTCCTTTTAATTCCAGGGTCACCCATTTTATATAAATCAATTCTAGTTCTTTTTACTTGATTTGGTTTATTTAATTTTGTTTTATAATCTGTGTAATGAGGGGCTCCTGAAGTGTCTTTTAATTCAAATAAATTAGTATTAAATAAAGGTAAATAACCTCTATAAGGATCTGCTTGGTATCTTTTAATTTCAGTGTTTCCAATACCAAAGGTAGAATGGGGACCCCCTGGGTAACTTAAAATTAAATCTTCTCTTCCTTCAAACCCACCATTATTTATATTAAAATATTTTCCATAAAGAGTAAAATCAGAAGTATCATCAATACCATTTTTTGCTAATTCTAATATTGAACTCTCATATTTGGGTCCACCACGTGAAGAATCATAATTAAATCCTGATTCTGTTTTTGTGTCTACTAAGCCGTCTTTTCTAAATCTGATACCTGCAGCTCCTGTTCCAGCTGTTAGTAATGTCATAGCACCGAGAAAATTAGATTGCCTATTTCTAGGTCCTTCCTTTAGTTTAGCTATAGTTTTTTGTAGAAATCCTGCGTCAGGATCAGTACTTTCACTTGAAGGTAAAATGGGACCTAAGGGATTTGTTTTTGCTAGGGCTATTTGTGCTGCTGACCAAGCTAGGCCATTTGGGCTAATTAAAACTTTACCTAATCTTACTACATCATCAATAGCAGATTTACCTAATGCTATAGCTCCACCTCTTACAAAATTATCAGTTACTTGGCCTATTAAATCTAATACCCCGTTAGTTTCTTTATTTACCTCTGGGAGATCTTTAATTATTAAGGGAGGATTATCCCCATAATCAAATGACCTTTGAAAAAAAGGAAGAGTAGAAATTGTCCCATCAAGGTGATTAACCGTGATTGAATTATTTTCTTCAGCGAGTAGGAGGAGATTTTTTAGAGCTATCGCCATTGAACATTAGTCAGGGAGATTGTCTGTGTAAAGATCTGGAGTTATTCCATCGTTATCTAATCCTGAAGGTTCAGAAACACCTCCATAAACTCCTTGATATGCTGGACCTACTAAGGATCTACCAGCTTGATCAACTAAGGGACCTCCGTGTAATTGTGATCCTGCTGGAATATTAAATGGGGATAAACCTCTTTCTATATCTGGGCCTGTGATTGAAAATGCTGGGCCTGTTTGGGATTCCATATCTCCTACGGGAGCGGTTTCTCCTTGAACTAAGTCGTGAATTGATCGTAAATTTTTTAATGACATGATTGTGTTGTTTTGTTATAAATATTAAGCAAATGTAGGGGTCGCTTGAAGTGCTTGAGTTCCTCCTAATCCTTTTTTTCCTCTACTATTAGATGCGGCAAATGCATCCCAACTATTTTGAACTACTATGGGTTGTGATGAAGCTTTAGCACTACTAGGTCCAACTTGGACGTTATCACCTGGTGTTGTACTAGCCATACCACCGTAATTATCCATAATTGTAAATGGACCTTTGCTTGATGGCGCGAATCCGTCTTTTACTTTAGATTTAGCTGAGCCTATCATAGTTAACATTGCTGCAACTCCAACACCCGCTGCAACCAAGCCCAAGGGACCTAAACTCATAGCACCTGCCCATATAGATAATATTGCTTTTGTCATCATTGGGACTAATCCCCCGGCCGCTGCTATTGCCGCTAATCCCATTTTTGCTGCAAATAAAGCTGCATATGCAGCTAGAGCAGTCATAACTCCTACTAATGGAGTTAAGAGCCCAGACATCCCTGCAAGAGATTCAAATATTTTGCCAAAAAACTCAACAACAGGTAATAATGATGCAGCTACATCACCTATTGTAGTTTGGAATTTTTCCATAGCTAAATTTCGTCTTTCTTCGGCATCGAGTTGTTCTAATTTATCTGCTAATTCACCTTTACCTTGGGCTCTTAGTTGCTTAGCATTCATACCCATAGTTTCTTGTTTGAATAACATATCTGCCATAGCATCTGTACTCATCCCCATAGATTTAGCTAATGCATCTTGTTGAAGAACATTCATTTTTGAAAATTCAGCATGTGTTCCTACATTTTTAGCTAATTCTGCAGCTACTGTTGCTTGATCTCCTGCTAAAGCTGCAGCTCTCATTCTTTCTAAATTTAACTGTTTACCTGTTAAAAGTTCTGCTTCTAATTCAGCTTCTATACTACTTTCAAAATCTAATTGTGCTTTACCAGCAGCTACTATATCCTCTAATTCTGCTCCTAATAATTTAGCAGCGGTTACGGCTTTTGCTATTAATGCGGGGGTTGCTCCTAAATTTGCTCTTACTTGACCAGTAACTTTACCTGTTGCCTCTAATACTCCTTTCATATCAAGTTGGATACCTACTCCTCTTTGCATCTCATAAGATGCTCCTAATACGTTTTCCTCTACTTCTCTAAAACTTTTTCCTGAGTTTTGAGCTTGAAATGCTAAATTACCAGCAGCTTCAGCTGAAATTCCTACAATTTCTGTGAGTTTAGAAAAAGTAGTAAGCATATTGCCTGCAAATACAACACCCGTTCCTAATTGGGTATTAAGTGCAGCATTTGCTTTACCTATTCTTACTGAGTTAACTCTTATATCTTCTGATTGTATTGCAATTGCTGCGAAATTTTGCTTTACACCTATTGCTTCTGTTTTTGATAGATTAAGATTTTTGGCCATTTCTGTAGTCTCTTTATCAACAGCCATTAATTGGGTTATGAAAACATCTAATGCAGCATTCGCAGCCTTAAGAAGCTTAACGTTGACGGATGCTAATTTTATCTCACTTTTCTGTAGTCCTATCTTTTTAAGATGGGATGCCGCTGACGCATGATGGGCTTCATTTTCAAGTCCTATTTTAGCCATAAGGTCTTTATTAAGGCCTTTACCTGTTTTTAATCCAGCTAATAATGTTTTTTGTTCAGATGCCTTTAGTCCTTCTATGTTTTTGAGGATTTTCTTTTTGTATTCCTCATTATTACTAGATTTTTTGCCTAAATCATTACTTTCAGACATATTATTAGTTACACCCTGGGTAAGTTTAAAGGTTTTTTCTAAACTAGCATTTAATTCATTAATAAGATTTCCTACTTCAGCAAAGGTGTTTTTTAAATCTCCACCTGTCTTATTAATATCATCAAGTTTTTTCTTAGCCATAGGGTATTATTATCTGGTATAAATATAAAATAATTAAATTTTATTTCATCCTAGGTACAGCAGGCATTTTTTGCATATTTTGTCTAGAAGTATCCATAGCTTTTTGCTCTTCTTTATTACGTTCTTCATGAAGATCATTTATTTTTTTAATATGGTAACGCCTAATATGAATGGGCATAATATATACTTCAGAATATATAAAACCCCCATTCCCATAATACACTAAATCATGTATTTCTTGGTAAACTTGGAATTTATAATTCGGAGTCAGGCCAAAAAAACGTGATCCCAATTGGAACCCTGACCTCCTTTTCTCCAGCTTCTGTTTCAAGATTAAATAATAAATCTACATCAGGCTGGATTTCTTTGATGTATTGTCTTAATGCTCTAGCATCGCGTGCTAGTAATTGGGTATCTACAAACTCACGTATAGTTTTACTTTCGGACTCACCATCAACTGATAATATCATATGTTTTAACCGAGTGCTATATTCGGGAGATTCTCCTTTTTTAACTCTTTTAATCCCTTTAACTTCATTATCTATCTTTTTTTCATCACCATGAGTAAGGAGTTTAAAAGTAATAGTTTTTTTAGTTGTAGGAAGTGTAAATTCAAACCCATTTTGCCCTTTAGTTAAAAGATCCTTTTCATTTAATATTTTATCTTCTACTTCAGTAAGATCAACAGTGTGTTCCTCATCATCTATCTTAAAAGTATAATCTTTACCATATCCTAAAACACGGGCAGCAATCATAACTGCATTTTTATCACCTACTACTATATCATTGTAATCAATAGGAGTTACGATTAGAGATTTTAATAATTTATCTATTACGGTTCCATTCTTAATGTAACTTTCATTTGTAAGGATATCTTCTTCCTTAGCAGTCATATATTTCATTTCTAATACACCTTTTGAAAGAGGATTGTCTGGGGGGTAAATTAAACCTTTTGAAGGTAAAGTAACTTCCTCAGTGGGGAATAGTTGTTTATTTTCCATTTTATAACTTTTGTATGTTTGCATATACATATGTAAAAAAAAGAGGTGCTTGCGCACCTCTTCAATTTTTGTATGTAAATAATTTTAGTAATTTAGGATTGCATAATCCATAGCAATTGTTAAGCTAATTTCCATTGGGGTCGATGATGTCCAATCACCACTTCCAAATTCAGCACTAGTTATGTAAGCTCCTTTACAAATCCATTCTTCAACAACATCTCCAACAGGTCCTAGGGTATTAAATCTTACATCTTTTTTATAGAAGTCAGAGTAACCATCTCTACCTGTTACTGATTCATGATGGAGTCGAACCCATTCCATCACTGCTTGTGCTCCTGAAGGTGTTACTGGATCATATAATGTACAAGAAATTGGAGACCAATCGGATTTACCTTTAACTTTTCTTTTCACGTTAATGTGGTCAAGAACTACTTCTTCTGCTGTGTATTTTGGTTTTTCTGCGGTTTTTACAAGATATGCCGGAATGCCATCTATGTAAAATATAAATCTGTTTTGTAGCTTAGGTTCGTAAGCGGTAAAAAACATATCTGCTGAGCTAAGTATTGCCATTGTGTTGTTATTTTATTATAAATATAGAGTTTTTTAACTTTTAGTCATTAAATGTTGCTCCTGTTGGTTGTATTGTGTAATCTAGAATTATAAATTCAGCTGTTCTTGTTGGTTGAATAAATATTTGACCTACTAATTGGTTTCTATCTATAGCATCAGCTGTGTTGTTGCTTTCATCCATTACTACTCTAAAGGCAAATAATCCTTGTCTTTGTTGAACTGATTCTAAGAATGGATTAACTGCGTTTAAGAATCTATTTCTAGTTACTGTTGTATTTTGTTCAAATACTAGGTTTTTAGAAGTATCTCCTATAAAGTTTTTAAGAGATATAAGTAATCTTCTTACGTTAATACGATCTAAAGCACTTGCTTTCTTTTGAAGTGTCTTTTGTCCATACGCTACAGGTCCTACTCTTGGGAAAGTAGCA